ATTTTATCAGCCAGTCCGTATTCTACTGCTTCTTCTGCTGATAGGAATGTGTCAAACTTCATAGTCTCGAACAGTTCCTCATAGGTCTTGCCCGCAGTGTTGTGACGCACATACAACTGTGTCAGTCGTTCATTAACACGCTTTGATTCTTCGAATGATCGTTTAGCATCTTCAAACTGTAGATCTTGTACGTGAACTGACCCACGTGTACCTGGAGTACCTGAACTCACACGATGTATCATTGTACGTGCTTCTGGCAGTACAAACCGCTTGCCTTTGGCCCCTGCCTGTGACAAGAAGCTGCCCATTGAACAGGCCTGTCCCATCACATAGGTGGCCACATCACATTTGATAAACTGCATAGTATCATAGATGGCCAACCCTGCGGTGACTGCTCCCCCCGGACTATTAATAAACAGGCTAATGTCTTTGTCTGGGTTATCTGACTCTAAGAACAGCAGTTGGGCAACAATACTGTTAGACATCATGTCCTCTACTGGACCGTTGAGCATGATCACACGCTCTCTTAACAAACGACTGTAGATGTCATAGGCACGTTCGCCTTTTGATGTAGATTCTACTACCATTGGTACTAACATATGATTCCTTTATTGTGATAACACTAATAGTTTATACTAAAATAAGTTGCTTTGCAAGATATCTGAGTATATAATTGTTAAATATTTGCAACTGAGTATTTCCAATGTCAACCCTATTATTAAACGCAGACATGCAACCTTTGAGTCTTTTACCGCTATCTACTGTAGATTGGCAGGAGGCCATACGATATATGGTCTTAGACAAGGCCAATGTATTAGCATGGCACGACGATTGGATCGTTCGTTCAGCACGCTGGGAAACTCGTGTGCCTGCTGTGATTGTGTTAAAATCCTACCAAAAGCCTAAGGCCACTATTCGATTAACCAAACGCAATATATTTCTACGTGACGAATACCTTTGTCAATATTGTGGCTGCGAAGTCACAGAGCCGCATGCCACGTTGGATCATGTTATACCGCAGAGTCGTGGCGGCAGAACCACTTGGGAAAATTCAACCACAGCCTGCAAGCCCTGTAATTATAAAAAGGCAGCATCAACCAAAACGAAACCAAAACGAGCTCCCCACAAGCCGCACTTTTGGGAGTTGGTTGACAAACGTCGTAGGCGTGGCTATCATATTGGGCATCCTAGCTGGGCTGATTATTTAGGTTGACTTTTTAGTTGCACGGTGTTACAATAGTAGTATTGTAAACACACAGACTGAAAATATGATTAATATTTACGGATATACCTATCCATCTGCGATCAAAGAGTTCAAAGACCAAGGGTTCATACTTGCTAAAATAGGAGACTCACATCGCGAAGTTGACATTCGATTGAGTGAGCAAGGCGGAGCAGCAGAATGGGAGGGTAAAGTCAAAATAGGTGAATGGGTTGATTTACAAAACATTAGCCGAGACTATGAACTCCATTACGTATTAACCGAACGCGGACTTTGGCACAAAACAGACGGTGCGGGCAATGAATGGTTTCGAATTCCTGCAACTACTATTGAAGAAGCACATGCCTATATTAATACATTAGTCACTGATCTAGAAGGCGGTAATGTTTCACCTCCGTACCAGTTACGAGCTCATCAAATTCGAACAGCAGAAGCTCTCGTTGACATCGTTATTAAAAAAGGTTTAGATGTAACTGTGCTTGAAGAGCAAGCCCCAAGAAGTGGTAAAACACTTACTAACTGTCATAGCTTTTTAGAACTTAATAAAAACTTTGACATTAACTTAATGCTTATTCCGGTATATTGGCTAAGTGCTCTTACTAGCTACAAAAACGAAATCAAACGCTGGAGACAGTTGCATGACATTCACTTTTTTGATACTGTTACAGACGCTAACTGGTCTGTTGATTCACAAAATCTATTGGTACAAGGTAAAAAGGTTTGTTTAGGTATAAGCACTCATTCAAGCGAATCGTGGTTTGAAAAGTATCGTTGGATCAACGAGTACATAAGTCCTGCATTTGTTGTCAGCGAAGAAGCAGACTTTGGCAGCCATACTGAAGATACCCTCGAGAAATACAAATATCTTATTGCAAATAAACCCACTGTAAAAGTTATTACCAGCGGCACAAACATTCACCGTATGGCTAAAATTGGTGGTGTTAAAATTGATGCATTAATTAATGTTCTATACTCTGAGTTAGAAAGCTCCGATGATCCAACAATTGTCAAGCGACAGTATGTTAAAATGACTGTGCCGTCAATGTTACACGACTATATTGAAAACGTCGATGATCGATTGATCCCTACTTGGAGCAAGCTCAACGAAAAGCCAATGCAGAATCAAGAATTTCTGCGTAAGTTTTATCGTGGGCTGTTGAGCTATGACCCAGAATGGGGTAACAGCATCAATCAAATCGCTGGTAAGGAAATCGATGTTGTTCGTGTCCGTGTTAGTGCCACAAAGAAAGCAATGGATCAGTTGGCATCAGTTTTAGATAACGCATGTCCTGAACATTTGTTTGCAGTGCTGCACGGAGATGTAACCGATAATCGCGATGCAGAATCATATGCTAAAAAATTAATTCACGAAGTTAAATTAGGATTTCACGGCGACAAATCTAAAATTGTGTTTCTAGTAAACATGATGGGCAGTCGCTCTTGGAGTGTTGGTGATGTTGAAGCGGTAGTAAGTTGCACAGATGGCGGCGACCTCGGTGCGTTTATTCAAGAAGGCAGTCGTTGTTTAAGTCCAAAAGACAGTAAAGATAAAGGTTGGATTATTGACTGTGCATTTGATCAAAACAGAACAAGCCAAACAGAATTGGCTATCATGCACGAAGCTAGTCAGTATGCTGTTAAAAATGAAACTAACTTGGTAACTGCTGTGCGATTTATGTTTAACAATATCAGTCTTACCAGCTGTGATGACTTTGGTGTAAGTTTATTATCTGTCAATGATTTAATGGCTGACTGGGAAGACAACGACAAAATTTTAGATATTGCTGACAACGCAACAGACTATCAAAGTCTTATTGAGGATCCAACAGCAATCGATATCCTTAAACGGTGCCAACTTATCACTCGAAGTGATCGTGCTAAATTAGAAACATTGATACCAAAAGGTAAAACATACGGAACTCGCGGAGAGTCTGAGAAAGTTGAGCAGGATCAAGAGGCAATTAAATTTAAAAAATTAATCCTTGGTGCGATCCGAAGTATCAATTCAAGTGCGACCACAGTCTACGATTTTGCCAACGGTGGAGAAACATTTGAAGAAGCATTGAATATGATTATTTCAAATAAAGTTCTAAATGTTAACTTTACTGAAATGTACAAGATCAGTGCAGATGATGTACTATATCTGTTAAAAGAAAACTATCTTCCTAAAACGCTGTTAGACTTAGTTGTCCATAATAGTTCGATTGAGCGAGTATGACCAGCAAACACTTTGTAAATTTAGGAGAAGGAATCCTTGGCGAACCTGATCCTCACTGGTTGTGGAAAGATCAAATTTTATCGTTGAGTTCAGACATTAGAACAGATCTGTTTCGAGGAACTATTAAATTAGTTGCTCCGTGTATTGGACAAGCCAGCGAATTAAAAGCCATTAAGGAGTTATCTGGTAAGTACTGGAGTAACGTCAGTGCCAATGCTGTTATCATGGACAAGTTTGTCTGCTTTACAAATCGTACCAGAAGACTGTATAATGTTAATGTGAAATGGCAAGACTTGCTTAAATTGGAAGGTCATGAAATGCAATTATTAGATAATTCAGTTTGGTTGTTGAATCCTCCGTATAATGACGGAACGGCTGCCAACAATCCAATATATCAAAAGTTTATTGAAAAGGTTTCAACTGCCAAACCACGTGCGGCAGTGATCATTGTTCAGGCCAACTGGCTAATGCGTACTGACAGTTTTAGCAAAGACATTAGAAAGAATTTAAAACGCATCGGAGTCAAAAAGATCACTGTAAATCCGTTTGATGCGTTTCCAAATGCACAGGTTCGAACAGTGAGTATCCTATGTGAAACTGGTTATATCGGTGACATTGAACTGGTCGACGCGGTTTCTAAAAAATCTATTCAGATTAAAGACTTTGACGAACTAATTCCGTTCTGTTTTGATGATGTAAAGGTAAAGCTACTAAAAAGACTAATACCTACAGATTCAATGAAATTAAAGTCTGGCCCTGTAGAATTAAAAAATAAATTTTTAGTTGCTACTGCTTATCAAAACTTTAATATCGGTAAAGATCCTGTTGGGTATATTAGATTGATCGAGCCAGGAAAGAAATGCACAGGCTATAAGGTACTAGAAGAATACGATACCAAAGAAGATGCTGAAATTGGACTGCTTCAACATCGCAGTTTTTGGCATAGTCGATTAATTACATTTATTATGAAATATCGTCGTACCAGTTATACTTTAGATAATCCACAAATTAGTTGGGTTCCGATTGTTAAGGTCGATCATGAATTTAATGATCAAGAATTATACAATATGTTTAATCTAACAGATGAAGAGATTGCCACTGTGGAGGAAGAGTTTGGTACCGCTTGAACAAGTGATCAATCACGCTCGTAATCGATCTTATATGAGCGGTGTTGAACGTGATCAAATTCGAGTTAAAGAAACCCAAGAAGTGTTTACCCCGACACCCATGGTTGACTATCTATTAGATCAGCTGCCGCAGGAACTGTTTTCCGACCCTACACAAAAATATATCGATAATAGCTGCGGTGACGGACAGTTTTTAAGTGAAGCTCTTATTCGCAAAGTTTCTAACGGTATTGATTTTGAAACAGCATTGAGTGCAATTTATGGTGTTGATTTGATGCAAGACAACGTAAATCTTACTCGCGAACGACTGTTGTGTGGGCAAGAACATCTACGACATATTGTAGAAAAAAACATTGTTTGTTCTAACTCGTTGGAGTATGCTTACAATTTTGGTGAAGTAGAGACGTTTGGAAACGGGTTATTTGAAGTTGATTGACAAATTGCTCAATTGATGTTATAATATATACATATTAAACAGTTAGGAGTGATTGTGCGTACACAGCCGGAAATAATCATTCAGCGATTAGAAGCTGATAATTCTAGATTAGCCAAAGAAGCTATTCTTGCAGAAGCAATGAACGAAGGTCTCGACGAGTTCTTTGAAGGACTGACTATGGCTTTGGACAAACTCTACACGTTTGGTGTCAAACAGGTTCCAGTTAAAGATGAAACAGACGGGCAAGGACTAAGTTGGACAAACTTTAAACAGTTAGCTGAAAGTCTACGCAAACGTGAGCTCACAGGACATGCGGCACGTGATGCTATCAGGTTGGCCATGGATGTGTCTACCCAGCCACAATGGAACGACTTTTATCGTAGAATCCTTATCAAAGACATGCGAGCAGGGTTTGGTGAGAAGTCAGTGAACACTGTGGCTAAGAAAACCAAGAAGCCTCAATATGCCGTTCCTGTGTTTGAATGTATGCTGGCCCACGATTCAGCCAATCACGAAGCCAAACTCACTGGTGCTAAGATACTACAGCCCAAACTAGATGGTGTTCGTGCTATCACTGTGGTAGACTACGAAGCTAAGACTGTGACCATG